CGAGATCGACGCAGGGCGCGAGGAGGAGCCGATCCTTTTCGATGCGCTGTACGATGTGACGGTGGATGCAACGCTGCCGAAGAGCATCGACATCACGACGCTGGGTGACGCGGGTGTGGTGTTCGAGGAGATCAGCGAGGGCGGCGAGATTAAGTTCGCCAGCGTGAGTGAGGGCAGCAAGTCCATCACCATGCGGCACTTCGGCTCGGCGTTGAGCTACACCGAGGACATCTTCCTGTACAACGAACTGTGGCGACTGCCGAACCTGGAGCGCCAGTTTGGTATCGCGTATAACGCGTTGCTGAACCACATCCACATGTCCCCGATTCTTGATGCTACCTTCACGGGGAACAATCAGACGGACGGCACGGCCCTGACGACGTTCAAGGACACGGATGACATCGAGGATAAGTACCTGCGGACGCTGGAAGCGGCGGCGACGGCAGGGAAGGACGACACGACGAACCCACGCCGGGGACCCTATGCGCTGCTGGTGAGTAGCGGCGATAGCTACACGGTGCGCCGTGCGCTGAATCGCGTGCAGCAGCGTGGCATCGAGCGGCAGGGTGAGATCATCGACGAGATTCAGTCGATCATCGTGTACAACGGCTGGACCGGAACGCGTGGCATGAAGACGACGCAGTACTCGGGTGTGACATCCGGCACGGCGTATCTGATCAACATGGCGAACCGGATGATGGACTTCCAGAGCTACTTCAAGCACCAGCTTCGCCAGCAGATGGCGGGCGGTGACATGACCCGATTCATCATGGAACGTGTCCTGTTCGATACACGCTTCGGTGTGTACACAGGCTTGAACACGGCGGTCCACGAGATCACCTGGCCGGGCCTGACTGACGGCGAAGACACCAGCCCGTAGGCGCTCAATGACGGTCAACATCTTCTCCCCATCCTTTGATCCCTGTGACAGCTACGGGCGTCTAGCCTGCGAGTTGTCACGGGGGTTGAGGGCTGCGGGCCAACACACAAACTGCTTTGGTGCGGATGCGCCTGAGCAGATGATCCGCCCGGCGCTGGGTGGGTTTGTGCTGGGATACCCCACAGCGGAATATGGGTCTCTGGCGCATATGGGTCCGCGTGTGGCGGTGACGATGTTTGAGGCGACGAGCGTGCCGCCCGGCTGGGTGGCGGCGCTCAATTCGATGGATGCGGTGATCGTGCCGAGCACGTTTGTGCGCGCGGTGTTCATGAACTGTGGCGTGCAAGTGCCGGTGCATGTGGTCCCGCTCGGCGTGAGTGAGGTGTTCAAGCAGCCGAGGCCGCGCCAATACAGCGACCCGTTTACGGTGCTGGTGTTCGCCGACCGGGGCACGCGGAAGCTCTGGTGGGAGGCGATCCTCGCGTTTCATCGTGCGTTCGGCGATGACGAGCGGTATCGGCTCATCGTCAAGTCTCGGAAAGAAGTGATTCGGGTGAACAATCCGAATGTCGAGGTGCGGCATGGCGACCTGACGACGGAGCAGTTGCGCGATCTGTACAACGAAGCGCATGTGCTGCTTTACCCGGGACGTGAGGGGTTCGGGCTGCCGCCGCGAGAGATGGCTGCTACAGGTGGTGTGGCGTTATCTCTCGATTGGGGCGGGACGGAAGATGGCCTTGCCGAGTGGGGTGTTGCGATCCCCCGCGACGGCTATGACGTAGCGTTTCCCGATCATCCGGACTTTGGTGGTGGGGTTGGATTCTGGGGATCAACTTCGATTGAAGCGATGGTGAAGGTGCTCCAGACGGTGGAGGGGTACTACGAGCACTATGCGGCGCAGGCGATGGACGCAGCGACGTGGGTGCGTGATACGTATCGATGGGACGCGTTCGCGCAGCGGTGTTTCGAGATTTACGAGCGTGTCGTGGAGGAACGGTATGCCCGCCACACAGGTTGAGAAGGACCGGCTGCGGAACATGCTGAATGGCGACGAGACGAGCATGCCTGATGCGTATCTGGATGACGATGTGTTCGCGGAAGCGGAGGCGGAGTACGCCGAGAGCAAGTATGGTCGGTCGGTGATCTTCACGGCGGCGGCATTGCGAGCCGTGCAGGATATGCTGTTCCGGGCGGCGGCTGAGGTGGACTACGACGAAGGCGACGCGAGCGAGAAGCGGTCGCAGGTGTTCAAGCAACTGGAGAAGATGGAGATGCGATTCCAGAAGCAGCTCGAACAGCGCATCGAGGACGCTCTGCCACACGCGAGTTGGTGGGGTTTCGGGCCGACACCTGAATACCGAGATCGGCCTGAGTAATGGACTACGACGCGTGGCTACAAGGGCAGTCGGCTACCGCGATTAGCCCGTCGCGACGAGCCATTGCGGCATGGCGGCGCATCCAACAGAATCCCGCGAGTGTCACGGTGGTTCGTGGGGATGGCACGTCGCTGAGCGCCCAGACGGTGCGACTGGTGATGGAAAGCGGGACCGGTGGCCGCAGCGAGAGTACGGGTGAGATAGTGAATGCGGCGGAGCGCGATGTGTTGCTGTTTGGCATTGCTGATCACCCGACGTTCGATGACACCGATGTGCAGAAAGGCGATCAGTTCTACGCAAATGACCTGTTGCATCGGGTGGTCGAGGTGGCGTATTACCCCGGCGAGGTGCAGGCGCGATGTGAGGTGCAGCAGTAATGGCACGGACACGACGCGGCGGATCGGTGCAGGTCTCGTTCGAGATGGATGAGATCGAAACCGGGATGCGGAACTACGAGCGGCGGGCGCTGGATATCCCGTATCAGATTTGCCTGTATTTCAAGCCACGAGTGGAGCGCGATGCAAAGCTCAATGCAGAGTGGACTGACCGAACGGGTAATGCCCGGCAGGGCCTTCGCGGGGAGGCGGTGAGCATCAGTGACGGTGCGGCGGCGCTGCTGCTCATCCACGGTATGTGGTACGGCATTCATCTGGAGTTCGTGGCGCAGGGGCGCTACGGCATCATCAACCCGACGATGGAGAGCGTTTACGCCCCCATCCTCGACATGATGCGGAACTCGGTGCGCTGATGGCGGATTTGAAGACGGTCTTCCGGCAGAAGCTCGAAGGGGACAGCGCGCTCACCACACTTCTAACGGGTGGGATATGGGATAGCAGTGAGTTGCCACGAGAGGGCATCTCCGCCCAGAACCGCCCGGAGATCTTCGAGGCGAACAAGATCACGATCAAGCCGTTCGCGGCAATCCAGTGGCGAGAGATGAACCCGTTGGAGCCGTTGCTGCCCGACACGAAGCGACGCATGTGTGAGGTGTTTGTGTACCAATGGAAGGGATACGACACCATCGACGCGGCGCTGCGACGGCTTGAGCAGATGTTTGAGGCTTACGAGGACCGGCAGCTCGGCGTGGCGGACGACGCGGCGGGGGCGTGGGTCGAATGGGTTGGAAATCTCGGTGAAGTAACGGACCCGGATTTGCAGAATGCGCCGATGAGCCGGGCGCGGTTTGAAATCAATATTAAGAGAGGATAGGGGCGATGAGCTTCGGCAACGTACCTTTTAACATCACCAGCATGGTGGTGTGTGCACAAAACGCGTCAGGCGCACATACGGGTGATCCCGTGCGGCTGGCAAATGGACAGATGATGAGTATCGACCCTGAGAGCGAGAAGCTAGATCCGCTGATGGGCTACGGCAAGCGTGTGGAGCTGGCAACAATCCTGCTGAGCGCGACCTTCTCGCTGTCGCAGGGTGGGTTGGACCTCGCTGCGTGGAAGATTCTCACGGGGTTGACCCTCGATGAGAGTGGCACAACGCCGAACCAGGGGCAGGAGGCGCACAAGGCGGCAGGGGGCGCGGGGCTACCGTACTTCGGGCTGATCGGCTCGCTGGCGAGCACGAATAGCTCGAACGTGTTGATGGGGTTGTGCCGGGCAAAACTGGACAACATGCCGTCACTGAATGCCGAGCAGAACAATTTCGTTATTCCGGAGGTCGAGGGTGAGACCATTCGCAACCCAGGCAGTGGGTACGAAGACGTTCCGTTCATCATCAAGACCTATGAGACTGCTGCCGAGATTACGCTGACGAGCGACTTTTTCGACACGTTCTTTAATATCTCCTGATGCCTGAGTTCAAGATTGCGAGCGCCGAGCGCCTCATCCCAGAGGCGACGGTGCAGCTACCGTCTCAGAAGGACACGGAGTACGCGGTCAAGCTCCAGAAGCCCGCACTGCTCAAGCTGCTGTACGAAGGAGAGCTAATCAATCTGCTGATGCCGCTCGTGCGAGAGTGGACGAATGGCACACTGCCTCAGAGTGACAGTAACGATGAGATTGAGATCGTGCTGAGCTTGATCAAGGCTGTGCCGGAGCTAGAACCCTACGTCAATAAGGTTGTGCAGGCGACGATGGTGGAGCCTGCACTGAACGAGCAGACAACGGAGAAGCTGCCCGTTCGGGACCGGATTTTTGTGGCGATGTGGGCGATGGAAGGAGAGTTCGGCGACATCCGCGCCATGTTTCGAGGGTTCCAACGCACGGGCAGTAACGTACAACCTCTGGGTGCAATCCCAACGGTGGGGGATTCCGCCGGGGGCGCTGCTCGAAGTGCAGGATCGATGGGCGGCGATGCAGCTCAACGAGGCGGTGCAGGCGTGGGGGCAGCACGTGGACGCGGCGCTGGCAAAGTGCAAAAAGGAAAGCCAGCGACGGACAAAGCTGCGGCGACTCCTACGGACAAAAACACCACGCCAGCAAGCGGCTAGCGCGGAGGATGTTATGAGGGCATACCCCCAGGCGGTGAAGGGGTAGTATGAGCTTTACCGGCGGACAACTCGAGGGCGTTAATCTCGGGAGTGCGTACGGAAAAATTATTATCACGACCAACGCTGCGGAGGCGATCAACCAGACGCGGCGTTCTTTGCGTTCCGGCTTGCAGGGCATGGCGTCTCAGATGCAGAGCATCGGGAACCAGATCAGCGGTATGGGCGCACAGATCACGGCGGCGACGGCTCCGCTGGCTGTGGGGTTGGGGAGCGGACTAAAGACACTCGCCAGCTACGATCAGTTGATGACGGAGATCAGCGCCCGGACAGGGTTGGCAGGTGATGGCCTCCAGCGGGTGGGGGAGTTCGCGCAGGAGATGGGCGCGGAGACGGTATTCAGCACTGAGCAGGTCTTGGAGGCATTCCTCGACCTGTTGACCAGCGGGCAAAGCATTGAGGAGGCGTTCGATACGCTGCCGCATGTGCTGAACCTTGCAGCAGCGGGCAACCGGGATCTTGGTCGATCCGCAGATGATGTGACGGATATTCTATCTCAGTACGGGTTGGGCGTTGAACACGCTGAGATGGTCACGAATGCTCTGGCCGCCGCCGCCGGATCGTCTTCTGCTGATGTTGGACAGTTGACGGAAAGCTTTAAGAACGTCGGCCCGTTGGCAGCACAATACGGCCTGTCAATTGAAGAAACCGCAGCCGTCTTTGCTGTGTTCGCAGAGAATGGCATCAAAGGGGCTGAGGCAGGTACGATGCTACGCTCCATGCTGCTTAACACATCACGGCCTGTGGATACAGCAAGCGAAGCATGGGAGAGGCTAGGAACTTCACTCTACGACGCTGACGGCAACATGCGGGCGCTGGACGATGTCATGAAGGATATCGGGCCAAAACTTGATGCGTTGAGCGACGAAGAACGGAATGAAATCCTACAGGGCCTCGCAGGCAGCTACGGCATCGTTGGGCTGAACTCGCTTGTCGCCTCCGATGGTATTTCCGAAATGCTCGGAAAGATGGACGAGCAGGCGAGCGCCGCCGAGGTTGCTGCGAAGATGATGGAGACCCTGACGAACAGGGCCAACAGCTTTAAAGGTTCCGTCGAAACGCTGATGATCACGGCGCTGGAGCCGATGCTTGATGACATCAAGGCGCTGATCGGGGACCAGGAGAGCGGGGCGATTGGATTCGTCAATGCGTTGACGGAATGGGTGAAGATTAACCCGGAGTTGACGCGACGTATTGTGAAGTGGTTAGCCGTTCTCGTGGCTGTGGGGCCGACGTTGCTGGTGGTCGGGCAGGCAATCACATTTATTGGTGCATCGCTGGCTTTCCTGCTGAGTCCGGTTGGGTTGGTGATTGGCGCGCTGGGTGCGCTCGGTGTCGCGTATGCAACAAATTTCGGTGGCATGCGGGACTTTATCAACAACCAGGTACTTCCTGTTCTGTCCGCACTAGGCACCTTCTTCAGCCACTTTGTGAGCGACGTGCGGAATTATGGGCTGGGGCAGGCCATCGCGGGCATCTTTGGCAAGGGGACCGCCGCAATGGAGTTGATGGAGAGTACGCTCGAAGGCCTACTCGTCAGCTTCGGGATGTCTCGTGAACGCGCACAGGTGTTGATCGATACGATGTGGAGCGTTATCACGACGGTTCGAGACCACGCGGTGACGGCGTTCGTGTGGCTGCGAGATACGGTCAGCGGTATGTGGACAGCCATTCAACCGGGATTATCACAGTTCTACGCATGGTTCACACAGACGGCGTTGCCCGGCATCGTGGCGTATGTGCAGAACGTGGCGATTCCGATTCTGAAGGACATCTTCAACTATATCAGTACAGTTTGGTCACTGGTCGCGCCTGCGCTCACCTCCTTCTTCGACTGGTTTGTCACGACCGGCCTGCCCGCCATTGTTAACTTTGTGACGAACACGGCACTGCCTGCCGTGACGGACTTCGTGGATTTCCTCGTCGGCGCGTGGGCGCTGATCCGAGGCAGTATGCAGCCGCTCTATGACTGGTTCGTGGTGACACATGGGCCTCGATTGGTGCAGTGGTGGAACAATCTGCGTGACAAGGTTAAGGAGGTTGTGGACCAGGTGAAGGGCTGGATCGACGATCTCATCGAGGCGATGGATAGGATTCCGTCGGCACAGACGGCCCGGACGGCAGCGGGGCAGATTGGTGACATTGGCGGCATGGTTCGCCGTGGAGACATCAGCTTCGGGCAGGTGTGGGATGCAACGGCACGAGAATTTGGTGGGATGCGCGACAGCGGCGGGCGTGGCACGCCGGGACTGGTGTACGGCATTGGTAGTGATGCGGGGGTCGAGGCATTTGTCACGCCGAACGAACGCGGCGAGTTCATGGCGAATATCGACAAGTTGATCGCGATGGCGGCTGGCGGTGGTGGTAGCGGATTGACGATCAACGGCGGCATCACCATACAGGCGAACTCCTACGAGGAAGGGCGAGATGCTGGGCGCGGGCTGATGGATGAATTGCGGCGGCAGGGCCTCGACACGGAGTTCTCATCATGAGGTTGAAGCGGTTCGGGCCGGAGAGCGGCGGGTATGACCTGCAACAGAGTGGGATTCACCAGCAGAGTTACGACGACAACTTTGCCGATGCGGTCCCGCGAACGGTGCGTCTGCCGGGGCTGAGCGGCGGATTTGACCAGTATGGGAGCGGCCTTGCGCCGCTGGAGATCGGGAAGGTGTCGCTGGACCTTGTGATCATCGCGGCGACTCGGTCCGCAATGGACGCGAAGCGGCGGGACCTGCGGGCGCTGGCGTTCAATGGTGTGCAGACGTTGGTCCGCGAGGTGGACTTCTCTGCAAATGATCAGTGGTGTTACGCGCGTATCAACAGTATCCAGATGCCGCAGTCTGAGGAACGGCACAGCGACTTGTGGCAGCGGGTGCGGATTGATTGGCAGGTGGCGGACCCCGGCTGGCGATACACGATAGCCTCGCCGGACGAGATCAGCGCGAGTGGGGTGCTGACGACCGACACGCTGAGCTATGCCGGCACACAGCCGACGCATCCGATGATCACGATTACGCCACCAGCCGGGGAGAGCTGCCAGAACCCGAAGGTACGGCGGTATGTGGACGGTACGCTGGTCGATGAGGTGGCGTATGCCGGGACGGTAGCTGCTGAGGAAGAACTCGTTATCAACTGTGAGACGCTGGGGGTGACGCTGGATGGCGCGAACGCCTACGACGATTTCACGAATACGCGGGCGGGATGGTTCACACTGCTAGCGGGGGATAACGATATCCGGGTGACGTTTGCCAATGCCGGGGACCAGGCAACGGTGTCCTTTCAGTATGACGAGCGATACATCTGATGCGGTTGTGGGCTGATGTATACGACGCAGCGAATACGGCGAAGCTGGGCGTGGGGCCGGTCGAGCTGCGGTCGGTGAGTGTGAGGCGTGCGCTGGACGGGCCGGGGAGCGTGACGGTGACACTGGCCGGGTGGAACGCGCGGGCGGCAACGTTGTTTCAGGCGCTTCGGGTGGTGCGGGTGTGGGGTGAACAACTGGACGGCACGATCCGGCAGCTTGGCGCGTTTGTGGTCGAGACGAAGGAGTTGGCGGACGGTGATCAGCAATCGTTTCGGGTCGAGGGGAAGGACCTGCTGAGCCTGCTGAAGAACACGAATACCAACCTGGGGCGCATCTACAATGATCAGTCTGTGACGAACATCATCACGGGGCTGGCGTCATTGGCAGGGTGGACGATTGAGGCGGAGAGTGCGCTCGCCAGCGACATGATGAGTTCCCGGTTCGATGGGAGTAGTGTGCTCCGGGCGATACAGGGGGTACTCAAAAAGAAGGGGTATCACTTCCGCCTGGACGAGACTGTTTCCAAGCGGATCGAGGTCGGGGCGTTCGGGGATGACAGTGGGATACGAGCCGAACAGGTGTCGGTTGCAACGCCCGCACTGGGTGATGATGCCCACTTGCTCCTGATCGAGCGCATCCAGCGAGTAGAGGAGTCCACTGAGGTCGTCAACGCGATTTTGCCGCTGGGGGCAGGGGATGGTGACGGCGCGTTCACGCTGGAGAAGACCACACGCGGTGGCGTCACAGAGCGCACAGGCGGTGATGGGCGTACGGAGTACTGGTTGGAGGACAGTAGCAGCATCGCCAGCTACGGACGCATCGAGCGGCGAGTGGACTTAAAGGAGATTGCGCCGGTGACGAACAGCTCAACGGATGTCCAGAACGCGGCGAATGCGTTGCACGATGCGGCATCCGTGTGGTTGGAGCGTCACAAAGATCCGCGTACCCGCTACACGCTTTCCTGCCGGAAGCCGACGAAGACGTTGAAGGTCGGCGACAAGCTCCACATCAACTACGTCGGTCAGTTGGTGGACCGCTTTGGTGGGGTGATCGAGAACGAAACCATCCGGGGCGACTATTGGGTGGTAGGCGTGACCGAGCGGTGGGGCAGTGAGGGGAGTGTGCTCGACGTGGAGGTGTCGAGCATCGATATGGCAGAGTTAGGTATGGCGGGGGTGATCGTCGGGGCCATCGACGCGGTGCAGGTGAACGGAATTGCGATCAAGCCGTACCCGTACATGAACACCTACCCGTACAAGCGCGAGATGGCGGCGGACGGTTTCACAGCGGATGTACCGATCTTTCTGAGTAACGCGGTGCTGGACCTGTTCCGGGTGATCGTGCGATTTCGGACGCGTCCATTTCGGGCGACGGTGCGTGGCAGTGCGGCGGGCGGCGGGGCAATCGCGACCAGTGCTGACGGTGGCGGGCTGACAGCCACCAGTGAAAGCGAGGGAGAACACCGGCATCGCATGTTTGTCGTGGCGGATGAGGGAGCTTTCCCGGACGGAACGTTTAAGCGATACGCGGCGGCCAGTGAGTACGGCGGTGGAAGCGTGGCGCTGTTGTACCTGGACGTGGCGACCTCCGGCGATATC